GCTGCTGTTGTGGTGCTGCGTCTTGTCGGGCTTTCTTACGGCGTTGAAGCTCAGCAATAACAAGATACTCAGGCACAGTCCCTGTTTGCATCGTTCCCAGCAACTGCCGGTCAGACAAGTCTTTGAGGTTATCCTGCATCTTGACGATATTCATCTTCTTACCCTTGACCCATAGCCTGCGCCAGTGCTAATGCCGTTAACCCAGTACCACCAGTCACTGCCAGCGGACTCGTTGAACCCGTCGAATAAGTTTCTTGGGTAACAGGCACCGGAGTGCCACCCAGCACCGCGCCGAATGCGGCGATATTTTGACGGTTATAGTCTTCAGCGTTACGGAAGTCAGCATATGCCTGATCCAACTGCGCCTGTGCCAGTGCTTGCTGCTCTGCACCCACTGCCTGCTGCGCCTGTAGACGCGCCATGTCAAGACCCTGTTCCGCAGCAGCCAGATCTTGTTGTGCCTGACCTGCTCGCATCGCAAGGTCAAGACCCTGTTGTCCATACTGAGCAGCAAACTGATTAGCGGCTTCTTGACTGGTGAGCACCTGCTGAGCCATGTTAGCAGCGAACTGCTGTGAACTCTCTGTCATCCCTGCCGCTTGTTGTCGCAGTGCTTCAGCCTGTTGCTGTGCTGCTTGTGTCTGCACCTGCGCTTCCATACCCATCGCGGCAGCTTGCTGTCGTGCTGCTTCCTGCGCTTGTTCAATGGCTGCACGTTGTTGGGCTTCAGTCTGTCTGAGAGCTTCAGTCTGCGCTTGCGCGGACATACCCATTTCTGCCGCCGCACGGCGCTGTGCGTCAGTCTGCACTTGTGCTTCCATACCCATCGCAGCTTCTTGCTGCCGTGCTGCTTCCTGCGCCTGCTCAATTGCCATCCTCTGCTGTGCTTCCGCTTGTCTAAGTGCTTCAGTCTGCTGCTGTGCAGTCATTCCAAACTCTTCTTGACGCTGACGAGCCAGTTCTGTTTGCTGCTGTGCAGTGAGGCCCATCTGTGCAGCCTGTTGACGTGCTGCTTCTTCAACAGCGAATTGCTGACGTGCTTGCTCGTATGCCTGCTGCATACCCTTGGTCTGAATCTCAGCCAACTGAGACTCTAATCCACGTTGTGCTTCAGCTTCACGCACGCCAAACCGACCACCACCAAAGGCACCGGCCCTGATTGCCTCAGCCGCAGTACCTGCTCGACCTTTCTGATAGGCTTCAATGGCTTTGCTCCGCTCCACATCCAGCACCTGCTGCATGTAGGGGTCCATCATTCTTGCTGCGGTTTCAGGAGTAAATTGACTAGCGTCATAGTCAGACACAATCTGACCCGCTTCATACCCAGTAGTAATCGGCGTAGCGGTATATCCCGGAGAATAAGTGCCCGCCTGATAACCAGAAGTAATCGCCGTTGGTGCATACCCGGAAGTAATCTGTCCTGCGCGATACCCCGGAGAATAAGTACCTGCCTCATATCCTGAAGTGATTGCTATTGGCGCAAAACCAGACTCATAAGGTGTAGCTTGGTATCCAGTGCCAAATTGCTGAGGCGTATACTGCTGGCCCATTGCCGCTTGGCCGACAGTCCCAAAAATATCTCCAGCAGCAGCAAGTCCACTAGGGGCTGTCATTCCCATAATGCCCTGCTGAGCAGCCTGTTGACCCGGAGAAAATCCTGCTACACGCTCACCGAGATAAGGAGTGTATTGGCTACCCATGAACTCCTGCGATGCCGCAGGTATGAGAAGATCTTCGTAGTAGGGCCGCATCCACTCTGGGATGCTCCGCTGCTCAACTGTTTGTGTGCCGCCACCGCCGCCACCGCTCATAGCGATACCTCTACGATCTGATATTTTTCAGTGAAGCCAAACTTTTGCCATAGTCTAGCAGCCGATTCTCGTGCAGCACCTTCAATTTTCGTAGCGCCTTTGGCTTTAAGCAGCGTGCAGAACTGCTCAAACCGTTCTTGACTGGTTAAAAGTCTGCCGCCGATAGCAACGACGAAAGCGACCCGATCATTGGGTCGATTGACAAACTCAACAGCCGCAGCGCCGATAACCCTATCATTATCTTCTACGCCAACATAGACCTGCCAGTGACCCATTGCGCAATAGACCTTGGCGTGCTCAATGTTGTAGTCACCCTTAGAGAACTCTAGCGCCGCTTCCAGATGTGGCTCAATCTCAGGCCAAACCTGAGCAACATTCTCTGTCAAGACAGGCAGGACAGTCATGCCGCCATCATCCTCTGGGGGTTCACTTTTGGAGCTTGCTCAGTCGTGCCGGTACGGGCCTTGCGGATTCGGTCCATCATCGCGTAGAGCTGCTGTGCGCCAGCATCAGAGGAGCCATTACCGAGACCACTGACAACATCGGCAGGGACAACGAACTCACCAGAACTTAGTGCAGCAGGCTGCTGCCCATCAATCATCGCAGGCTGGCTATCACTCATCCCATCACCGGGAACGGCACCACCGTCGAGGTAGCCACCAGCGGCCATATCTCGGTCTTCGGTAGGTGCCCCCCAATCATCTGGTCGGCCTGACGTGCCTGATTTTGTAGTGGAGCCGCCAGTAGAACCACCAGTAGGACCACCCTGCTTGATAAACTGACTCAGGTCAGTCCGAGTGGGTTTTGGCAAATTGTGATATCCAGTCAAGGCGGCAGCAAGTTGGTTTCCTGCACCATACTGCAAAGCCTCTCTGAACTGCTGTCTTGCCTGATCTTGGAACACAAGACCATCAGGTTGGGCGCTAGGAATGAAACGCTGACGTAAAGATGCGCTACGTTGCTGTGGATCAATAGGCATCATATCTTGCGCTGCGCCTGTACCCGGCACTCGTGAGTAGATCCCAGTGCCGGTTTTATATTGATTACTGTAGTAGTCATCTAGTTGACTGGGGTCCGTTATAGGTACACGAGGTGACCTAGATGGGATTAAAGCCCTCGGCATACTGGCGAGACCTGCACCACTTAAAAACGGGGGGAAATTAGAAAATAATGCTTGTCGCTTGGCCCTCTGTTCGTCTGTCAAATAAGCGTCGGGTATAGCTCCACCACCAAACAAGTTTACAATCCCACCTTCAGCAAACTGAAATGGGTTGTAGTATGCCTGCCCAGCCATGCTGTAGGGGTTACGCGCTGCGATGTCAGAGATGTATCCCATAGATTTGGCACGTGCCTCCTCACCCCGTCGCTTGCGCTCTTCCTCCGCGTCCCGCATGGCTTGCTCTTCAGCTAGGGCTGATTGGCCCATTAGACCTGTGGCACCGGCAATCGCTGGCACTTTAGCCTGCTGCAAGAAAGTCTGACCGACACCACCCTCTTGGAATGCACCGGGCTGCATGAGGGCTTTAGCGCCCCTCCCCATTTGGGAGAATTGCTGGCCTATCCCAGCAAGGCCGGTTTTAGGTGCGGCTGCTTCAGCAGCCATCATGGCGGGATTAGGAGCGAATGCCGTAGGGGCAGCTTGCATAGCTGCTTGGGTTGTTGGTTGTGCAGCATTCAATCCGGCTTTATAGGCTCCTGAAGATATGTCTGCGAGGGATGTTAGGTTACCGGTAGTTCCCGCTAAGACATCAGCTCCTGCACCCCCAACTAGCGTATTAGCACCAGCACCACCTTGGAGTGCAGCTTGCGTCCCAGCCCCACCGGCAGCAGAAAGCGCGTTACCAATCCCAGCCGCAGCACCACCTGTTAGGCCAGCCATAAGACCTTGTTGAAGCGGATCGTCCATCCCACGCGCAGCAGCTTCAGCAGCACCCAGACCACCAGCGAGCAGACCTGTACCGATTGCACCCATACCGGCAAGCGCGGGGATAGAGCCAGCCATCAGAGGAGCCAAGAAAGGTGCAAACAAAAAGGCTTCAGGTAGCCCAGTCTGGGGGTTGCGGGGTAACTTCTGGCCGTAAATTGACCGTGAGAGCGCATCCAGCCCTTTTACCTCATCTGCTGAAGCATGGACCAGAGTGTTGTCGCCGTATCGGCCTTGAGCTGCGATCTGCTGTGCGTTCATAGATAACTCTCGCTGGTTTGGCGCGATTATATCACGTCCGGTCCATTTCCAAATAGGACAAGTAAAAGTCTACATCTGCTTGCGACGACTCCACCTTCAGCTCATCTCCAGCTTCTAGCACACAGGGCACTCCACTGAAGGCATCCATCGTCATATTCACAGGCAAGAAGTGGTTAGACAGCAGGCTGTATGCGGTCGCACCGCCGCCTGGATAGGCGGTTACATCCAGCAAAGTGCTGGCTGAGTTGGCATTGGTAATCCGTAAGGATGAGAGCACCGCCGTGTTTGCCGCAGGCACTGTGTAAATCGTTGTCTCAGTCGCAGCATCAGGGGTCAGCGTTTTGCGTAGATACTTGTTAGCCATCAGATACTCTCAGTCGATACATAGTTCGCAGTTAAGATCACTGACGGGATTTCAGGCCGAGTGGGATTCGTCCCCGCTGCGTAGTGCTCAATATAAACATCAGTGCTGTCAGACCACCAAGCCATCTCAAGGTACTCAGTGGTTGGGTCGTTGACTGTAAAAATGCCACTGATTGAAGCAACGATGTGACCCCAAATACTCGCGCTTTTTCTGACAGGCACGTCGAAGCGTGTGTTACTCAACGGGTAGTTAGTCCCAGCGTTCTTGGCCCACAGTTCAAACTCGTGGATTGCGTTGTCGCGGTTTGTCACCTGACAACTAACATTGACCAGATACTCACCCGGATAGTCAAAGTAGATGCGTGATGTGTTAGAGGAGTCACGCCGGATGCCATATCCAAAGATCGGCTGATTGTACGTGATGAGGTTTTCTGAGGTGGTCCCACCGCTGGTCTGATCGGCATCACTCATCAGCATGGCATAAGGCAGCTTAATGCCTGTACTGTTTTGAAACCCAGTCACATGACCTGCAAACCCACCACCAGCACCTGCCCCCGCAGCCATCCAACCCCGTGCAGCGAGCATATTCTCAGACGCCACAGGTGTATAGGTGTTGTTCAACTGGAAGACAATCTGATTGATCGCCTCCTTGAGTTGGTTAAACGCACCGGGGTTAAACTGCGTCGTCGTGGCCGATGCAGGTAAGCGAATGTTGAGAATCTTACTCATCGGCGTCCATCCGGTCGCTGGTCAATGCGCGTGTCACCGTACTTCCAGTAATCACCCAACCCGTTGCTTCTAATACGCAACGCCATCTGACGCCCACGAATCCGGGTATCTAGTTTAGTCGTTGTTGGCAGCACAGTGCCAACAACTTCGCGCACTTCTTCACTTAGCGGGTAATATCGTGAACGGAACTGTAGATCTACAGACCCCTCAAGGAAGAAGTCGGGGATGACGCGATAGATGAACATCAACTGATCACCCTCACCCAGATCGAAATCGGCTGACTGGATGTAAGCCACAATCGGATCGCCATCAGCGTCAAACCCTTTCTCATGGTTGTATATGACACCATTTCGGTTTGTGGCGATGGGGAACTTTAAAGATCCACGGTCTTGCCACGTAGTACGCTCTAAACGCCCAGTCCACCACAATCGGTCAATCACGTTGTAGCTGACATATCGGCAAGTTTCAGTGTTGACGTTAAGATCAGGGTAAAATACTGTCGTGGCATCTTCGTGAGATGCGGCTGTTGTGCCACGCGCCCCGCGAGTGCAGCCTGTGAATACAGTATCAGTACGCCCAGTGTAGTCTATGAATTCATCGTCAATCTTAACGGTGCCGATATCGGGGAACCCAGCAGTCGTTGCGACAGTAACTGTCGTCTGAGCATCATTGATAAACCCATTAGTCTCTGTGTTTTCAATCTCAAGTGTTGGGTAGAACCAAATAAGCTCATGGTTCTCGCGGTCTAGTGCGGTGAACACCTTGCGTTTCTGTTGCACATTCAAGTCATCAAAGACAAACCGCTGCACAGTGCAGGGCAACACACTTGTACCACCCTCAAAGACATAAAACGCATTGTCACCCATCCAGTAGATGACGTTGTTGTACGCGATCCAAGCATTAGGACTGACGATACCAGTTGATGTACCGACCTGCTGGAATCCATAAGTGTATGGAGGGCCGATGTATTGCATCGACTCAATTTGATCATCGGTCCAGACCAGAATCTGGCTTTCGGTGTTAGCCGCTGTGACAATCTCAGTGCCATTGGTCAGCAGTTGATCGCCTGCCGTATTGATCGAAGTCGGTGTCCAGTCAGTGTAGTCTTCTTGCTGTGAC